GGCGGTGCCGCACCAACTGGTGGTAATGTTACATCAAATGATGTTTACGCATATACTGCAATTAAAACTGCAGCGTCTACTTTCACAGTTTTAGCATCGCAAACGCAGTTTGCATAATAGGAGGATAGAAGAAAGATGCCAATTATAGGTTCATTCGGAGCAGGATCCAAAGGTGGGTTTGGTAGAGGTGGAAAATCTTTTATTGAAGCTACTGGTGGAACAGTAACTGAATTTGGTTCATATAAAGTTCATACTTTCACTTCTTCAGATAATTTTGTAGTTACAAAAGCACCTTCCGATGCAGCTATTTCTTATACTATTATAGCAGGTGGTGGCGGAGGAGGAGATGGATCTTCTTACACAACAGGTGGGGGAGGCGGCGGAGCTGGCGGAGTTCGATCAGTTACTGACGATAGCTTTCCTGTTACTGACACAACTTATCCAATAGTAATTGGTGGAGGAGGATCTCCAGAAACAAATGGAACACCTTCATCTGGTTTTTCAATAACTTCATCAGGAGGCGGCGCAGGTCAAGGTGGATCAGGTAGTGCAGGCGGATCAGGAGGCGGCGGAGGCGGCCCTTCAGGCACTGGAGCAGCTGGAAACTCACCACCCGTAAGTCCCCCTCAAGGTAATCCAGGAGGAAATGGCGGTCAAATATCTAATGCTGATAGTGGAAGTACATTTAGAGGTGGCGGCGGAGGAGGAGCATCTGCAGCAGGAATATCAGCTCCACCATCTAATGCTACACCAGCAGGAGTTGGAGGAGCAGGAACAGATTATGCACCTATATATGACACAGGAATAGGACCAACAAATACAGTTTTTGGAGGCGGCGGAGGCGGCGGCGCATCTAGAGACACAGGAACACAACGTCCTCGGGGCCCAGGAGGAGTTGGCGGCGGAGGTGCAGGAGGTCAATCTAACATTGGCGGCAATGGAGTAGCTAACACTGGCGGAGGAGCTGGTGGTGGCGGAATGCAAAACTTTTCAGGTGACCCACCTTATCCAGGTGGATCAGGCGGATCAGGTAGAGTTTTAATAAGGTATTTATTTAAATAAAATTATGGCACACTTTGCAAAATTAACAGCAGATAGTAATGAAGTATTAGGAGTACTTGTTGTAGATAACAAAAACACTTTAAAAAATGGTGTTGAAGATGAAGCTACAGGACAAGCGTTTTTAGAAAACGTAGCTAATTGGCCAGCTAATCTGTGGGTTAAAACTTCATATAATACAAAATACAATCAACATAAAGAAGGTGGCGTACCGTTTAGAGGTAACTTTGCTGGAGTTGGTTATACTTGGGATTCTGAAAATCAAATATTTTGGCCTCCTAAACCTTACCCTTCTTGGGTAAAAAATGTTGCTGAAGCAAGATGGCAATCTCCTATTGGAGATCATCCAAATTTTAAAGCAATTACTAGCGCTGAAGATATTTGGCCTGCTAGTGTAGATAATTCTGCAATTTTAACACCAAATGGTGATGGTAATTTTTATCAGTGGAATGAAACTACTTTGTCTTGGGATATAGTTTAATACACATTATTGAATTATATAATTAAATATTATATAATTATATTATGAAGAAAGACTTACTTAATAAAAAAGAAATATATTATGGAAGTATTAATATGCCTAAATATTTTGAAATAAATAGGTATGAATTAAAATCAGATATATTAATTTCTTTTATTGAAAATAAAACAATTTCAAAAGATACTTTAAAATATGAATGTTTAGACTATGTTGTAAACCATTCAAAAACACATCAAACATTAATTAGTTATATAATTCAACATTTATATCTAAAATATAAATTAAATTTAATGAATGTATTAAGTTTTGGAAATGTTTTAGACAAAAATGAACAATCTTTTTCTAGAAAAATTAAAAATTATAAACATAAATTAGATAATTTAAATTATGTTATGGTATATGGAGTAGATGTTAATGATGATTGTTCTATTATATTTGAAGATGAAGATCATTCAAATAATCAAGAGTTACATCATTTTAATATAAAAAATAATGAGTTTATATTATTTAAATCAACAGAAAGATTTTTCATTTCAAAAAATATTTCAAATAAAAAAAATATATTTTTAATAACAAATTTTGTAGAGGCTTTATATTAAATATGAGATTAATTAATCATTATTGGTATTTTAAATCTGCAATACCAAATCATATATGTGATCAAATTATTGAATACGGTAAAAGTAAAAACGAAAACACTCTTGGTTTAATAGGCAGTCTTGGTATTAAAAGAGATACAAAGGAAAAACCTTTAACAAAAAAAGAAATCAAAGATTTAAAAAAGACAAGAAATTCAAATATTGTTTGGTTATCAGAACCTTGGATTTATAAAGAAATTCATCCATATATAAATTTAGCAAATAAAAATGCAGGATGGAATTTTGAATGGGATTGGTCAGAAGCCTGTCAATTTACAAAATATGGAAAAGGTCAATACTACGATTGGCATAGTGATTGTTTGGAAAAACCTTATGAAGATCCTGATCTAAATATAAATGGTAAAATTAGAAAATTATCTGCAACAATTAATTTATCTGATCCAAAAGATTACAAAGGCGGTGAACTGGAATTTGATTTTAAAAATCAATATCCTAATAAAAAACCAAATATCAGGACTTGCACTGAAATATTACCAAAAGGTTCTTTAGTTGTATTTCCATCTTTTGTATGGCATCGAGTTAAACCAGTAACGAAAGGAGTAAGGTATAGTTTAGTGATATGGAATCTAGGTTATCCCTTTAAATAAAATGATAAAAGAAGAACTATTTAATATACCAATGTGGTCAACAGAAATTGAAGATTTTCTTGATAAAAAGAAAAAAATTGAAAAAATATTAAAATCTTTTCCTGAAGAAAGAACTGGAATTCAAAAGTTTTTAACAAATAGGCATATTATAAGAGAATCTCTTTCTGAAAATTTTTCTAAAGTTTTTAATGAAGAATTATCTAATTTAGTTAAAGATTTAAATAAAAATATAACTATTGATGATGTTTGGTCTGTTTCTTATAAAAAAGATGATTATCATATGACTCATAATCACGGATCTTTGGGTTTGACTGGTATTATATATTTAAATATGCCAAAAGATGCTTCTAACACTTATTATATTCAACCTTGGAATAATTGGATTTCAGATAAAACAAATCATTTAACTTTTCCTGTTAAAGAAGGAACTATGATTATTATTCCAAAATTTATTAATCATTTTACTCTTCCAAATAAATCTAAAAAAATAAAAAGAGTTCTATCTTGGGATATGAGTGTTTTAAATTAAAATGAATTTTAAAAAACAAAAATATACAGTTATAAAAAATATTATAGATATTAAATTATGTAAATTTATTTTTGATTATTTTTTATTAAAAAGAAAAGTGGTAAAAACACTATTTGATCATAAATTTATTTCTCCGTTTTCAATTGAATGGGGAACTTGGTCGGATACACAAGTACCTAATACATATTCTCATTATGCTGACATAGCTATGGAAACTTTATTACAATGGGTTCAACCAATTATGGAAAAACATACCAAATTAAAATTAGTTCCAACTTATTCTTATGCAAGAATATATAAAAAAGGAGATGTTTTAAAAAGACACAAAGATAGATTTAGTTGTGAGATATCTACTACTTTAAATTTAGGTGGTGATCCTTGGCCTATTTATCTTGAACCTTCAGGTAAAGAAGGAAAAAATGGAATTAAAATTAATTTAAAACCTGGTGATATGCTTATATATTCTGGTTGTGAATTAGAACATTGGAGAGAAGCTTTTGATGGGACAGATTGTGCTCAAGTATTCTTACATTATAATACAGCTTCTAAAAAAGTTGAACAAAATAAATTTGATGGAAGACCTTTTCTTGGATTACCTAATCAATTTAAAAAATAATAATGAAGATTGTTAATAATAAAAATTTTTTATTGACCGTTGATGATCTTTTTACAAAAAAAGAATGTGAACATTTATTAAATACATACAATAAAAATTTAACTTCACCTGAAAAAAATAGTAATTATAATTATTTATATAAGGATATTGAAGTAAATACTTTTCCATTTTTAGAAAAATTAAATAAAATAACTTGTTTATATAGAGAAAAATATCCAGAATCAGATTTAGTAACAATGCCTTGGAAATTAAATTATTTAAGATTTAAACTATTTAAAAAAGGAAAAAGTTTTGCTAACTTTCATTCTGAACTTTCTAAAAATTCTTTTCATAGATTTTTAAGTATTCAAATTTATTTAACAAATCATAAATGTGGTACCGAATTTTTTAGGACCCATAAAACAATATCAAGTAAAATAGGAAGAGTATGTATTTTTCCAGCTTATTTTACGCATACACACAAGGGTCAACCTGATATAAAAAAAGAAAGAGCAATAATAACTGGTTATTATACTTTTTATGAAAAAATTTAAAATTAATACGCCTTGTGTTCTTTTTAATTTAAAAGAACATTTAAAAATAAAGAAAAAATTAACTTCTTTAATAAATACTACTAAAAAAGATTCTCTTACTACAATTGATGAATATCACTCTGATTTAATACATAATTTAGATTTTAATTATTCTACTGATTTTTCAAGAGAATGGGTTGTTTTTTTATTAAAGTATTTAAATAATTATTTTCAAAAGATTTCATTAAATCTAGGTTATCAAAAATGTTTGATTAGAAATATTTGGTTTCAACAATATAAAAATGGTGGACAACACGGATGGCATACCCACGGAGGTAATTATACTGGAGTTTATTATTTAAATTTTTCAAATAAATGTGCAAAAACTGAAATTGTTGATCCATTTTCTCAAAATAAAAAAATTACAATAAACGCTGTTGAAGGAGATGTGGTTATATTTCCTAGTTATGTTATACATAGAGCTCCTAAACAAACGAATAGAAGTACTAAAACAATCATATCGTTTAATTTAGATTTTGATAAACCAAATCAAAATGTATTAAATAAAATTTTAAACTTAAAATCTTACGATGCCATTAAAAGATAATAAAGTTATAATAGATAATTTTTTAAATAAAAATGATTTAAAAGCTAGTAAAGAAGTTATTTTTTCAAAAAATTTCCCCTGGTATTTTAATCCCTTTCAAACATTAGAAAATAAAGATTCTTCTTATTTCTTTCATATTTTTTATATTGATTATAGAATTAATTCAAATTTTTTTAAAATAGTTGAACCAATTATTCAAATTTTAAATCCTCTTTCTTTAATTAATATTAGAGCAAACTGTGTGGTAAATAGAAAAAAATCAGATTCTGATTTTCATACAGATGCATTTGATTGTATTAAATTAAATCATATGACTGCTATATTTTATTTTAATACAAATAATGGCTATACTTTATTTAAAGATAAGTCTAAAGTTAAATGTGTTGAAAACAGAATGGTCATTTTTCCATCTAGTCTAGAACACAAAGCAGTTGCGCAAACAGATACCGAAAGAAGAATTGTTGTTAATTTTAATTTTTTTCCTCGTGACAATAATAAACAAATTCTCTAAATATTTAACTGCCATAGAATATCCAAAAGAAAAGACATCTTGGAACATTGCAGGTGTCTTAAATGGACAAAATGCTTTTTATAGATTTGATGTAAAAGATTTAATTAAAGAGTCTAATAATAGAGGTTATAGAACAGGTCATTTAAATACTAAGGCAGATAAAATGGTGTTTGAATTTAATAATCAATGGGTAATATTAGATATTGAAGAACTAAATAAATATGTAAAGAATAATAAGCTTAAGGATTTAGAGTTAAATGATTTGATATCTAAGCTAGAATGGACTATATTTTTGGCAAAAAATTAGATATAGTGGTTTATTATGTTACAAAAATTGAATTTTAAACCAGGTTTTAATAAACAAGCTACAGCATCAGGAGCAGAAGCACAATGGATAGATGGAGATTTTGTCCGTTTTAGATATGGTCTTCCTGAAAAAATAGGTGGTTGGAGACAACTAACTATTGCTAATAAAACATTACCTGGTGTTGCTAGAGCCCAGCATACATGGATAGCCATTAGTGGTGAAAAGTATGCAGCTATTGGAACTCACAAAGGATTATTTTTATTTTATGGAGATGCATTCTATGACATCACTCCATTAGATACAGCTATTACATCTTGTACATTTTCATCAACAACAGGTTCAGCAACTTTAACTGTTAATAAAACATCACACGGTTTAGCTGTTGGAGAATACTTTACATTTAGTTCTACATCATTACCTGGCGGAGGAGAGACAGGATATACAACAACAGATTTTAATGACATTGCTTATGAAGTCATTACAGTACCAAATGCAAATTCATTTACAGTTACTATGGCATCAAATGAAACAGGTTCAGGAATGTCGGCTCAAGGATCAGTATCTGTTAATCCATATGTTACAGTTGGTCCAGCTTTTCAAACACCTGGTTATGGTTGGGGCACATATTTATTTGGTGATTCAACTTGGGGAACAGCAAGAACAGTATCTGATGTAATTTTATCTCCAGGACAATGGTCATTAGATAACTTTGGACAAATATTAATTGCAACTATTGCAGATGGTAAAACATATACTTGGGATGCCGGAGCCTCTGGTGCTAGAAGCATTAGAGCAACTGTTATGTCAGGAGCTCCTACTAAAACAATATTAACACAGGTATCAGATAGAGATAGACATTTATTTCATTTTGGAACAGAAGCAACTATTGGAAATCCATCAACTCAAGATCCAATGCTTATAAGATTTTCTAATCAAGAAGATTATACTGTTTATCAACCAACAGCTACTAATACTGCTGGTACATTTAGATTAGATAAAGGTAATAAAATTGTTGGAGCTGTATCTGGTAAAGATTATACATTAGTATTAACAGATAGTTCAGCTTATGTAATTCAATATGTTGGACCACCATTTACATTCTCAGTTAAACAAGTTGGTACGAACTGCGGATTGATTTCTCAACATGCATTAAGTTATTCTAATGGTATTGTCTTTTGGATGTCCGGTGAAGGCGGATTCTTTATGTATGATGGTACAGTAAAATCCATACCTTGTTTAGTAGAAGATTTTGTATTTACAAATGATGGAGATAACTTAGGTATTAATTACGATGCTGCTGAAACAACTTATGCAGAACATAATTCTTTATATACAGAGATTAATTGGTTTTATCCAAAAGCAAATTCAACTCAAATAGATAGATGTGTTACCTATAACTATGGAGAAAATGTTTGGTATACTTCTTCATTAGCTAGAACAAGTTATGCAGATCAAGGTGTATTTGATTTACCTTATGCAACGGAGTATTCAACAACAGCTACACCTAACTTCATGATACAAGGTATAACTAATTTAGCTGGAGCATCTACTTATTACGCTCATGAAATTGGAACTGATCAAGTCAATAGCTCAGGTACAACTTCTATTGATGCTTATATACAATCTGGAGATTATGATATTACTGCTGCTAGAGCTCCAACGGGTCAGGCTACAGGAATAGCAGACTTAAGAGGTGATGGTGAATTTATTATATCTATGAGTAGATTTATTCCTGACTTCAAAGTGCTTACAGGTAATTCAAAAATTACATTATTGCTAAATGATTATCCATCAGAGACAGCTACAAGCTCACCTCTTGGACCCTTTACAATTAGCAATTCTACTGCTAAAGTAGATACTAGAGCAAGAGGACGATTGCTTTCAATTAAAATAGCTAATGACGCTGTAGGTGAAACTTGGCGTTATGGTACATTAAGAGTAGATTTAAGACCGGACGGTAGAAGATAATATGATATATCCACAATACGCACCATATAATTTATATAATTCATTAAATGATATTGAAGGAGTAGCAGGTAGAGGAGAAACTGTTTATCCATCTTTTGAGAATATCAGTAACTCTTCATTATCTGGTTTACAGAATTACAAAGACGCTGCAATGTTTAATGCTAGAATGAGGTCATATGATAACTTACAAAACAATAATTTAGAAATGCTACAACAGAATTATCAAAACAATAATTTAGGAATTACAAACACAGAACAATTTCAAGATTTTTATTATGATCCTAATAAATATTATGCAGACTTTCCAGGTTATGCAAATTTACCAGAACAAAAAATTTCAAGTGGGAATAGAGATGGAATACGAGGATTACTACAAGCTGCTATGGGTTATATTTCAAAATCTCCAATTGGATTAATTGGTAGTTTATTTAGCGGAATAGGATCTTTAAATAACAGATTACAAAATTCAGATTTTGGTAGATCAGCTACATTAGCGGAATTCTTCCAAAGAAGAAGAGATAGAAAAGCAAGAGAAGAAGCAGCAATAAGAGGAGCTCA